GTTAAAATCGATACGCGCATTTACACCGGCTGGCAGGCGAACATCTATGCGGATACGGCCACGGCCACGGCCGCCATCACCACTAATAAATGGATCTACGTGCCTGGTGTGCAATCAGCTGGCACCCCAGCACCAGCTCCATCTACTCCTGCTAAATAATTTACGCATATGAATTACCTAATTGTTTTCCTAGCTGGTTTCCTCCTGGGTGCTATCACCGGAATCCTGGCTTATCGTAATAATCGCGATAAGGTGGAGGCAGATGCGGCCAAGGTGGAAGCTGAATTAGCTAATGATAAAGCTAAGGCCCAAGAGCTTCTCAACGCGTTAAAGCAAAAACCTTAATGGTAAAAGTTGCATTCAGTTTACTAGCAGTAATCTTGCTTTCTGGGTGCAGCTTCTTTTCAGCTCCAGGTCCTGCAGTGTTACCACTGCAACCTGGTGGCCCTGTAATGCCCACGGCCGTAGATGACGCGGATAAGAAGCAATCGGAATCTGATGCCAAGGTGGCTGCTGCTGTGGCCGAAGCTCGCGCCCAAAATAAACTAGGACAAACTGCTAAAACCGAAAACGAATTATCAGTGGCTGCTGCTTTCCTTCCCACGCCCACGGCCGCTGATCTGGCAGCTGCCCACGCACGAGCTGAAAGGATGAACGCAGAGGAATATAAAGCAGCCATTTCTTACGGGATGACTTTACAAAAGAAAATTGACGATGCGTTTAATAAGATGGAATCCGACCAGAAAGAAGCTGCTCGCGTCTCAGCTCTTAAAGACCAGGAGATTTTAACGCTGCAGAAGAAGGTGGAAGCAGTGGAACGCGATGCTGACCGCAAGCTCTACACAATGGCAGCAGTAGGCCTGCTTACCTTGGGTGGCATCGCCCTAGCTTTAGGCCGGGTAATGGCTGGTGGTGGCTTAATGGTTTCTGGTACCATCGTCGGCGCAGTACCCTACCTGCTTAATTCTAACTGGTTTGTCCCTATCATTGGCCTGCTGGCCCTGGTGGTCCTATTCATCATTACTTGGCACATTTTCACCGAGGAAAAAAATGGCCAAAAGAAAGGTTAAAGTAATCTGGCGCAAGCTGGGCCGCGAACGTGCCTGGGGACAAGCCCACCACGATCCAGCTAACCCTCTTATCGAAATCGACACCAGGTTATCACCGTTCCGCGAGCTGGAGGTTTTGTGCCACGAAATCTGCCATCTTGAATTCCCTGAGCTTTCGGAAAGCAGGATAGATGCGATGGGCAAGGCCATCGCTAAAATCATCTGGGCCCAAAATTACCGACGCGTGGTGCAAAGCAAACACACTACTCCAGTTAAAATTACCTAATGGCTACCCCCCCATCACCAGTAGATTCAGATACCGTCCTGGCTAACCAGCAGATTAAAGATGGGATAATTTCTGGCGTACTGGGTTCGCTGGCTATGGTAGCGCGACTTTTACTTTCCACGGAAAAGGTAACTTTCTGGTGGGTGGTTCGTCGAATCCTGGCAGCGTCGATTACCGCGTGCTTTGTCGGGTACGCCATCGATGATAAAATTAACAGTGTTTCCCTTAAAATGGCTATTATCGGTGCTTTCGGTTACGCATCACCGGAAAGCTTGGACTACCTTTTAAAGATTATCCACGCCCGTGGTAAACAGGAGCTCGCCAAATATGAAAAGCCGAAACGTCGTAAAGCAGGACGCAAATCACGTTAACCTGCACCTGGCGATTATAGGCCTGCTAACTGCAGCAGCTATAACGGCCCTGGTCGTGGCATTAATCTGTAATTATGTCCTAGATAGCTTTGGTAGCTCTAACGCTATGGCCCTGCTAATTACCGATGGTGGAATAAAATCCGACGATAAAAACCTAGAGCACCAGCTCAGTACCGCAACATTAGCGCTCAAGGCCTGTCGCGATCTAGGATGGGCCCTAGGAATAGGGTGCTTAGGGGTTGGGGTGGCGGTGATTATACGAATGATAAGGGAAAAGGCCGCCTAGGCCTATTTCTGACTGATTTAAGGGGTGCTGGTGGCCTGGATTGGGTGGCCTGGGATGGCTAAGTTACCCTGGGACGGCCGTCTAATAAATTATTTTATTTAAGACGTTGACACTGAATAAAAAATTATATTCAACTGTTAGCGTTATGAAAAACACCACCGCTCAAAACGCCCTCAACAAAATCAAAAACGCCGAAGCTCAACGTGCTTGGCAAGCAATGTCGCTCGCTGAACGCGAAGCGAAAAAACTTGCCGACCTCAAAGCTTACGCGGCTTGGATTAAAACTGATAACCTTGCCCACGCTTGGAACGTGAAAAACGGTCTTTCGCAAATGTAATCAAACATCACAATGCCCAAAAAAACTAAAAAAGCTAAAGCAGTTAAAAATCTTAACCCGTTCCTGGCGCTGGCCGAGCATATCGCTGGCCTCAAGGCCGGGGTAGATGAATGCAAACCTACGCCAACATCACCAGCTGGCCGCGTCTCCCTTCTTTTGGGTGAAGCTATGATGGTGATCTATCAAACTGAATACGAAATTCAAAAATCCATTTCTGACGAAGCTAAAAAATAACTCAGGTTTTACTCCTATGAATATTATTAAAATTATTGCTTTAGCATTATTTCTGGCTGCGATGATTTATTTTCTGGCCGATGGCCCCAACCTTATCGAAATTATTGAAAACCCACATTTCTAAACCTTCCCACAATGCGTAATCAAAATATCATTAAAAAACGTTTAGAGGCCGCCTTAGCACCTTTAAACGAATATAACACTGCTGGCCTTAGCTTTAAAGAAGCGGCCGAACGTTTAAAGGTTTCAACGCCCACCGTAATGCAATACGCCAAGCGCTTAAACATTAAATGGAATAACTACCGGGTACGTGGTCCTTATCGCAAAGCTAACAATGCGTAAATTGAAACGTCTTAATTTTGATGAAATGCCACGCGGATGGTGGCTTTTCCCCTGGTTAACGGCCACGCATTTGCAAACAAATGCACGCGTGCTAGCCAATTACGTACGCAAAGCGAATAACATTATAGATCTCCAGGCCGAGGTGATTGATGAACAGTCTAAGGAGTTAGAAAAGATGCGCCAACGCATTTTATTCCTTACCGACGCTATAACAGCTGGTACTGCCATCGTACCCGATGCCAAACCCGTCCCAGAAGAATATAAAAAATAAAAACTATGCATAACGAAATTAGCGATGCGCTCCAGGAGCTTTTGCAAGAAATCTATTTCGTTAACGAACGCATAATGACCGGCGACATTTATAACGCACGCTACGCGTTTCCCATCCTGCATAATCCCGTTAAAAAATGTCGGAAGGCCCTGGAGGCCGCAGGAGCTTCTAACATCTTACTAGATCCATTTGAAGCAGGAGGTGGGTGGATTGGCCTAGTTTATAGTTATAATTACGATGGCCATAATGTTACTGGTAGCCAAACCCCTCGCCGATTATGAAACCCCTACTGCTGGCCATCCTAATGGCTTCTACGCCCTATGTCCAGGCCTTGACCGATGACAAGATTATGCAGGCCATTGGCCTAGTAGAATCGGGTAATAACCCTAACGCCCTAGGGGACCATTATACCGCGTTCGGTAAGTACCAGCAGCACGTGGCCTCCTGGCACGATGCTAATACCCAGCTTAAGGCCGAAGGCCACCGTACCTGGCCATTATCCTCCTGGCGCTCATCGGCCGCCCAGGAGGCCATCGGGTACGCGTATTTGCGATGGTTACGGAATCGTTTCAGCTCTGAAGGGATTATTAACCCAACGCCGGAGCAAATTGCCCTAGCGTGGAACCTTGGTTTTGACGGTGCGAAGAAATTAAGCTTTAATCCCATCAACGCCCCAGCCACAAGCAAGGACGCTGCGGAACGCGTCGGGAATCTTTGCAAGTAAACTTTGAATGACCAACACTTACTTTTTACGGTCGGGAGCAAGCGACTTACTAGTTCAGTCGCAAGGCAAGGTGTTCAGGGAGCGATTGCAAGCGTTCTTTGGCTGGTGAAATCCCAAGCCCGACCACCCTTTTATTATTCCCGTTGCCTTACACAGCGGGAACGGTGTATTGAATAACTTATGACCGCCGCCCAATCGTCAGAATTGCTAATTGTGGCTATTGACCCCGGTGTTAATGGTGGCGTAGTTTGGCAATTTCAAGGGAAGGTTTACGCGGTGAAAATGCCACCAACGGATTTTGATGTGGCCGAATTTATCGCAAAGCTTGCCAAGCTTACCAGCTGGGTAGAGCTTCACCTAGAAGATCCTCCTATGTTTACTGGCCGCCTTATCCCAGGTTCGGCCATTGGTAAGCTCCAGCGTAATGTGGGTGTTATCTATGGTGCTGCGGTAGCGCACAAATGGAAAATTAACCTGGTACGCCCACCCAAATGGTTAAAAGCTCACCCGGTAGGAACCAAGGGGGACCTAAGCACCACAGCTTGGAAGAATAAATTAAAACAGCGAGCTGGTGAGCTTTACCCAGATGTGGCCGTAACGCTATGGTCCGCAGATGCTTTACTAATCCTTGACGCAGCAAAACGAAACGCCATTAACTAATTTGTACGTTATCCCGTACGTCATCCTGTACGTCATTTTGTATGTCAAAATTAAAACCTATTCCACCTAACGCGAAGATCCACGTAATTCCTGGCACGCGGTACATTCTTATCGACGGTGATAAGCTGGCCCGATTGCTTACCCCTTCATCGATTAAAGATGGGGAAGTTTATTATTCACCGGTGCTTAAAGGCCGACGTGGCGCTAAAGAAATTTCCATTAAAGACCTAGAAAAATTAAAATAACCTATGATTAAAACCACGCCCATTAAAAAGAATGAAGCTGAATTACCTATGAATCAAACAACTCCAGCACCAGCTCCAGCACCAGCTGTAGCTAATACGCCTTGGGAAGATTACCGCAACTTTCTTAATGAAGTAGGTAATGTTTCCGCAGATCGCGTTAACCCTGCTTTTAAATCCCGTTATGCGTCATTGGCCGAAATTATTGAAACCATTAAACCAATTTTGGCTAAACATAACCTGGCAGTGGAGCAGGATGCTTACAGTGGCGAAAATAAAATGGTATATGTGGTTACTTCATTTCGCCATAAATCTGGTGATGTTTTCCATAAGAAACCATTGGGATACAGCGTTGAGCATATTACTAACCCTCAACACATCGGTGGGGTATTAACATACTTGCGCCGCCAGCACCTTTGTACCGCCTGCGTTATCGCAGTGGATCTAGATGATGATGGTAACGCTGTAGCTGGCCTGGGTGCAGGCCCCACGTTACCGAACGTTAAAACCATCATTAATTCAGGTTCGACTACTAAACCCATTTTCCCACCACGAGAATAATGGGGTGCGCTTATCCTAGTAAACATCGTACCCCACCGGATAAGGTTACGATGATGTTTAATAAAATGCCCTGCGATTATGCCCTGGTTTTAATGTGGGATGATGGCAAGGTAGAGAATGCTGAATTTGGAGCTGATACCCTGGACGGTGGGGAAGTTTTTGGTAAAGAATATTTTAGCTGGCGTGGTGAATGGGCTCGATGGAAAAAAACGGTGCTACCGACGATTCCCACAAATCGTAATTATGAGCTTTGGTCCAAATGGAAACACCACCATTTTATGGTTCACCCACAGGACATTATATGAAAGTAGCTAAACCAGTACCCAAATCAGTTACCGAAAAGGTAAAAGAGTTAAAACTTAAACGCGGCCACCACGCCCTGGTTATGCTTTTAGATGATGTTAACTTTTACGTAGAAGTTCACAGCACCAGCTCTAACAGGTTCCTAGATGCCATCATTAAATGGCGCAGGAATGAATTACCTGCCCTAGTAAAAGCTAACGTGCAATTCTATATCGCCACGGGTACGGCCGAAGGCCCGGCCATAATTACTAACGAAAATTTTCCCTCTAAAAAAAATGCATAACATAGAAAATGTACGCAGGATGTTGAATGAGGTTAAAGACCATATCGATTACCTTGAATTGTTTAGTGATATGGATCTGGTAGGCGATGATACGCGCCATTTAGTGGATAGCATTAACGCAGCTAAAACCGAACACGGCCGATTAGACGCGGATACCCTGGAGGAAGCTGCTGACCTGAAATTTCTTTATGACCGTCTAAAAAACGTCCACAGCTCCATTAAAGTAATTCGTAATACCATTGGCCGGCTAGAGGAACGCATCGAGGCCGCCCTAGACATTACTAATAATATTGCAGGAGCAGTGGAAGATAACACTAACGAAGATAACCAGGATTACTAATTTTCCCTATGCAACGTCGCGATTACCCACCGTTTGTTTCCATTAGCAAATCTGGCACCTATAAGCTTAAGCTCTTTCGTCCAAAAGATGAAAAGGTAGCTTTAAAGTTTAAATGGTCCAAACCAGATAAGGATACAAATAAAACCTATGCCACCTGTACGCTTTTTTTTGCGGATGAAGCTGGTAATTGTTTAAATAAGTATTTTAGCGCTAAGTACCCACAGGCCATCGCTATCCTGGTAGGCCGCTTAACGGGCCGTAAGATTGAAACGCCCAGCCAAGATATGGATTTGAATGATTTGTTTACCATCCTGGAACCAGCTTTCGGTTGCTATGGTAATTTTCATTTAGACGTTAAAGAAGATAAACCCTTTAACGGCCGCCCTAGTTACAAATATAAGTTTAATAAAATTGAAACCATTGGCGGTGCATCTAACGGACCAGCCAAGCGCTTGCCTGGCCCACCTGACGACGATGCGGCCGATGATGGGGTGCCATTTTAATGGAAAATAAAAACATCATCCTGCTGCTTATCACCGGATATGCTCGAAGCGGTAAAACTACCCTGGGTAATAGCATTTGCACCAGGTTAAAGGCCCAGGGTAAGCGCTGTTACCATATTAACTTTGCGGATAGCTTAAAATACGCCTGTGATATGTTTTTTGAGCATTTGGATCTAAAGGTGGACCTATCTTATAATGTAGGCGATAAACTTAAATACCGGGATTTTCTGGTAACCTGTGGTAAGCTTGCCAGGTCCATCAATTCCACGGTATTTATTGAAAAGCTGTTTAATAAAGTTTATAACGCGAGCAAAGGCGAACCTTTAACCTACATCGTCGTTAGCGATTGGCGTTATTTAAACGAATATACCTATTTAAAGGAAACGATGAGTAATGCCCAAATCATTACGATTCGGATGAATTGCCCGGATGTAGAAGCTGCAAATGTTGAAGAAGGCCTGTCTATAGGCGAAATTACGCGAGAAATACCAATGGACCACGATTATTCGTTTACTTGGGGATGGGAAAAAGTTATTAAGCTTATGGGCGAATCATTGGCCGATAAGCTGGCTAGCTATGGTGACCAATAACATTAGGCCGTTGGCCTTTGATTTACGGGTCAGAGCTTATGTGCTAGGAATTAGCTACGAACGTGCCAAATTCCTGGTTGCCTGCCCCCATCGCCAGAATGCATTCTTTCGTAAAGATCACCAGGTAGAGGTAGTACCTTTTAATTTACAGGTTCAAATCGATGAGGCCAAGCGCCTGGGCATCGGAGCTTATGACGCTGCCAAAATGTTTAACCTTGAAGCTAAGGAGCTTATCGCCCAAGGTTTTAAATATAGGACCAGATTTCCTAAACCACCCGGCAACGGTACCTATAGCTTATTCCAGCACGAAGATCACCAGGACGTTACCAGATATTTAAAAGCCCAAAATAAATATAAAACTACTAAACCCACTAAAAAGAAATCCACCTAATCATTATGCCCATCATCAAAACCCGACAAAATTATGATGCCACTGTAGCTTTAAACTACTCTGGCAGTAAAATGTTACTCCAAAGCCCACTGCATTACTTGCATTGGCTACAGGAGGAAAAGAAAGACACCCCAGCGCTGGCCCTGGGCCGAGCTTTGCACGCAAAGGTTTTGCAACCTAATGAAGCTGCCGACATTTACGCGGTGGCGCCGGAAGTTGACCGACGCACAAAGGATGGTAAGGCCATCTGGGAATCTTTTACCCAGGCCAATGAAGGAAAGGCCATTATCACCCAGGAACAAAATGAAAGTTTAGAAAATATGGCTAAGGCCATCGCTGGCATTATGCTCGCTAATGGCATTACGTTCGCCACCACGGAGCTAATGGGCCAGGTAGATTACGGTAATGTTCCCCTTAAATTTGCCATCGATGCAGTGGGTAATGATGGTTACTTATATGACATTAAAACCACTAACGACGATGCTACCCCACGCAGTTTTAAAAACACTGCATTTAGTTTTCGTTACCACCTGCAGGCCTACTTTTACGCTGTTTGTTATAACTTATTAATGAAGCAAGCGCCTAAAGGTTTTCGTTTCATTGTGGTGGAAAAGAATGCACCTAATGGCGTAGCCATTTTTGAAATGGGCCCAGGAATGATTAACCTGGCAGCTGCGGATTTTGAGCTTGTGGTAAAGCTTTACGCGGAATGCTTAAACCAAAAGGCCTTCCCAGGTTATTCTACTGATCCACAAGTAATTGACGTTGAGCAAATCAAAGGAGGTTTGAAATGAGTCGCTGGATTACTATTGAAGCCGCCGAATTAGCGGTGAAGGCGCTGGAAGAAGAAAACGCCCGCCTCAAGGCCGAGGTAAAAAAGTTTAAATTAACCCTCAAACAAGACCGTCAGATTTCCCGTAAAGATTTGAATGATTTGAGATTTGAAAAAGATAAAGCTCAACAATCGTTAGAAAACGCCAAAGCCGAAATCGTGCGTCTCAGATCATTTACTACGCGAACCATTATTCCGAATGAGCAACTACAAGCACAGGTCGAGCGTCTGACAAAGGCCGGTGATGCGATGGCTGAACACGCTCTTTTAGCACACTGGGGGTCGTTTCAATACCTCCCGATTGGATGGAAAAAACTTATTCCAGAATGGAACGCCGCAAAAGAGGTGCAGCCGTGAGCGAACCTGATCCCTTCAAGATTAGCGAAGCCGTCATCGACCTGTGGCGTTGCTATACCATCGAGCGCGATATGGCAAAAGAGTTGGAAGCCGAAAACGCCCGCCTCAAGGCCGAAATCGAGCGCCTGACCAAAGCAGGCGACGATATGGCTTTCTGGATTACTATCATCGGCAATTCTTTGACTTGCTGGCAAATTGAAGAATGGTTGCGAGCAAAGAAGGGTCTGCCTTCAGAGAAAGAACAAAGGGAGAAACAAATCAAAGCCGCCAAG